GAAAGGACCAATGGATATGCAACCATTGTGTAGCCTTTAACGTTGCTTACAAGGGCATACAGCACATCATTCTGGATGGATGTATGGATGATGTTCCCAAACAAAGTCCACCGTACCCATGCAGCAAGCTTACGCTCCTCTCCCTCTTCGTAGTATCGGAAGAGATAGGCAGTATTACTATCCTTGTTTGTACCAACCCATAGACCATTCTGTGCATTACCAAGGGACTGTGTGATGGTGTTAGGCATCCACTCTGGTACCTGCTTGGTAGCCTCAGTCACAGTAGGAGACTCTCGTTGACCACGAGTAAAGATCTCAAATGCCCTAGACCAGTTCTGGTTCTTGGAGATAAACATCACTGTGCTACCCAAGTCAGCAGGTGTTAGGAACGGATCACATTCGTAGTTAGACAGTGTACGGATCGTTGTAGTAGCTGGTGTCCATGCACCATTCTCAGCTTCCATCAGGAACTGTTGGCTACGGCTAAACAGCAGCAGACCCTGAGGGATAGGCATCACTGCATGTAGAACTGCAGGACGGATACTGGAGCAGCTAATATCAATCGGGTCAGAGATGACCTGCGATGTAGCTGTCTTGTGGTAGAAGTTATAGTAGTCCCCAGCTTGTGACATCGACACGTTGTCTTCAGTCAGGAAGCCAAGGCGGTTATTGAATAGGAATAGATCCTGGATTGTATTATCAACAAAGCTAGGGTGAGTGTTTGACTCCTCATCACCAACTAAACGATCTTCCCAGACAAGGGGTAAGGTGTTAACGGTCTCACTACTATCAAGTATGATTACCTTGAAGGTGTCATCTGGATTGCGGATGAGAGCCATCGGCATGGTCTCATATTTAAGGCCAGGGCTTACATCAGGTGCTCTGGTTTCTTCCCAGGTACCTACACCAGAGGTGCCATTGTCAGCTACAAACTTCAGGTAGAAGTCATCCTTATCAGCAGCTGTGTTAGCAACCTTTACTACCTGACCGTGCTTAGCTTGTTCAGGTAGACGGTTAAAGGTATCAACGCTATCTTGGAAGACACGTAAGGCCTTACCATCTGTACCAGCTTCTGCCGACACAGAAGTAGCAGAATCAAACGTCAGATAGATTGTGTTATCAATAATCTCCTTTGTCTTAAAGCCACCAGTGATAGCACCACTGATACCTTGAACTACCTCAGACAACTTAAGGGGCGGTACCTCTGGCGGAGGATCACCTGTCACATAGTCAGTACGTGTCTTGAAGGTGTACGGTGTACCACCAATGGTTACCTTGTACTCCGTAGCAAAGTAGACACCAATGACAGTGATCGTTGCTTGTAGATTCTTTGTAAATGCTGGCTTAGGTCTAGCCTCTACAACCTTCTTTGTATTGAGGAGGTAGGTGAAGTCGTTGATCGTAAGGGTCTTCAGGTTGGTATAGACCCACGGCTTACCCGTCTCTGTTGTTGCCAGGTAAGCCTTGATAGCAGCCTCCTTACCTGCGCTGTAGGTGACTGTCTTCTGGGCACCAGTGAGCTGATCCCAGACACGTACATTACCTGCGCTATCAATGTCTGCAATGTACCGTTGCGTCTCACTTCTGTAGACAGAGAACCAGAAGTTATTATCAGATGTAAGTGGGGTGGCATTAGCCAGGGTACCAAGATACTTACCACCAGGACGTTTGATCATCCCAAGAGTCGTATCTGGATAACAGTTCAAGGCATCTTTCACTTGACCTGCAAATAGTTTCTCATCAGCTTGCTGAGAGATACCACCAAGAAAGTTAGATACTCGTTGGGATACTGCTGTCATCGTGCTAGTGTATGGTACGGTTGGTAGCTGTTGTAATAGTCATTACCTTTCTTGAAACCAAACATGGTGTAATCACCTTGATTGCATTCATACTCAAGACAGCTCACACGACGCATAGCCTCATAGCTAGCAAGAGTCTGAGCAAGGTTGGTATCACCAACAAGTTTGGTAGCTGCCCGTGTAGCAGCCTTGGCTGTGATGTAAGCCTTGAATGGTTGCGGGAGATCATCAAATGGGAAAAGCCATAAGATGTCACAGCGGTAGGTCTTAGTGCTGTCCCACGTAAATGTGTGATTTAGTTTGTCGTACAGCTTGCCCTCACGAATCACTGTGTCGTAGGGTGTATTATTGAAAGTCTGACTCAAGTCCATCTGTAGGACATTGGGGGGTACCTTGATTTCACCGTTAGAGTCAACGGCTATTGGGTACTCAAACTCTCGATTAAAGACCCACCCCTCAGCTTGTACCTCTCTGCTAATTTCCATTAGGGTGGTGAAAGCAAGTGCAACTTCAGGATTGGTTTGGTCAAGGACTGTCACAGGTGCCTGCCCTACTGACCCGAGGATCTCGTTGACAGCATCTAGTTGTGACGGTGTATAGGTAGTAGGTACGGGCATAATGAGAATCGTTATCAACGATAAGTAAATAAAAAAAGGGACCCCCGAAGGAGTCCCCAGTTAGCCATTACGGAATGGCAGGAATGTTGCATTCTTGATTAGCGTATGCAGTCCGCATACCCTTAGTTTCAGACTTCACAGTGGAAGCAGCAACTGCAGTGCCACCAAAGGCACGACGGGTACGGGCTACGCTAATACGAACAGTAGGGTCGGCGCAGCTACCATTAGTAGCAGCAGCGGTCCCCACTTCAGTAGCTTTATTTGCAGCCATGATTAGTAAGTAGAGGAACGAGGGTCGTATGTTTCAGACTTGATAGAGTAGCTACCCAACCCCGAATCGTTATTACGACGGGGGAAGGTAACCTCAACTACCTTGTGGCCAGCCACTGTAGGCAGAACAGTAGTGGAAGCAGGGGCTCCACCACCAGTACCACCACCACCAGACATAGTCATTTAGGTTACCTCCTTTTATCAGGCAGCCTGCAGTTCGATAGCTGCAGCAGGGTTCAGGGTGCCAACACCCATGGCAAGACGACCGACAATCAGGTCACCTTGATACATCACGGACACATCACCAGAGGTGGTCTGCACGGAGGGAGCAATAGCTTCCACAACACCAGCAGCATCTTTGAAGTAGATGAGACCACAGTGGTTAGAGAAGTCACCGCCGTAATCGTTGTTCTCACCATCCACACGAGCCACGTTACCAGCCTTGAACGGCAGGTTGTTGGAACGACGGATGCTGATACCAGCGATTTCATAGAGACCTTCACCGCTGTTCAGGTTACCTTGGCTGGAGCCAAAGTCACGGTTGAGAATATTTGTATCAACCTGCGACACAAGTGCATAATACTGTCGGGGAGACAGCACAGCAGTGCGACCTTGCTTGGGCAGGTTCTTCTCATCCAGGATGGCAGCAGCTTCAAAGAAGGCATCCACCAGATGCTGGGCGCTGTACTCATTACCAGCACCGAGCTTGATGATAGAACCACCGGGCTCAGGACCAGGACCAGCAGTGATCGGATGGGCCTCACGAGCAGCCTTAGCGATGGTGCGGAAGATCTTCTTATCGTAGGCTTCAGCAAGAGCGTAGCCGATCTTCTTAGCAATTTCAGAACGCAGGCTGTAGTGTGCTAGCGTCTCATCCAAATCGTAAACGAAAGCGGAAGACACCAGCAGGTCATCGCAGATGATGGTCTTCTCAGCCACCGGGGGATCACCACTACCCAGGATAGGAGTACCCGGTTGGTGATACGATGCCGTCATACGGCCTGTGAAGATGAATTGGAGGGCCTTTCCATTCTTCAGGGTACGGTTCTGCACAGTACCTTTTGCAATCGTTGCGTTCTCATACGCCTTAAACATCTCGCCACTAAAGAGCTTGAGATAGGTAGCGTACTTAGCATCGTAGCTAGCCCCGCCTTGGGTAAGACCAAGACCAGGAGTTTTGTTAATGTTTCCTACAGCGGTAAAGCCGAGGTTGGCACCACCAGAAGGAGTGCCGGGAAGAGTAAGAGCCATTGTAAGTGAAAGAGAATTTCTACGGGCTCCAGATCTGGAAAAATTTTTGCGCTATATTTAAACGGGTGTCGTCTCTCCGACTGTCAATGGCTAAGGGTGTCGAGCGTACTCGGCCTTAACCAATAGGAGCCAGGTCCGACACTGAGGTGCCTGACTCCCGTTTATTAGACTGCTACCTGTTCAACACCAAGAGGGCTGAGCTTCTTGCATTGTGCAAGGTCAGCAGTCTTAGTGTGGGGC